CTGGTAAATGGAGTGATAATTATGCAGATAAGAAAAATTTTACTACAAAAACTGCTGCCAATAAACTGATAAATGATTCGAATGGTGGATTTACTGGTGCAACTGCTGTTTCAAACTGATTAAATGTCTGGAAATCAAATAGAAAATAGAAATTTTCTAGCACCCACTGGATTTAAATTTTCCTTAAAAAGGAGTCCAAAAGTAGCATTCTTTTGTAATTCTGCAAATATACCAGATTTAAATTTAGGTATTGCAAATCAACCAACTTATTTTAAGGACATAGATGTACCTGGAGATAAGATTGAGTTTGGTGATTTAAATTTAAGATTTTTGGTTGATGAAAATCTAGAGAACTATATGGAAATCCAAAAGTGGATTCGTGGTCTTGGATTTCCAGAAACTTTACGTGAGTTTGATAGATTAGAAAGAGGTGCAACATTACCAAATCCTGGATTTCAAAAATCTGGAGATGATATTTACTCGGATGGAACTTTGCAAATTTTAAGTAGTAATTTGGTAGCAAAGTTTAATGTAAACTTCAGAGATTTATTTCCATATTCTTTATCTACAATTACATTTGATGCGACAGATACTGATATTCAGTACTTTACAGCAGACGTAAGTTTCAAGTATACTATCTACGATATAACTACATTGGGTGGCGATCCTTTATGATTGATCTTGACACACTTCAAGAGATGTGGGAGAAAGATTCTAAAATAGATCCAGATAACTTGCATACAGAATCTTTGAATATCCCATCTCTACATGCAAAATACTTTGAATTATATAATACTACATTTCTTTTAAGAAAGAAAGCAGAACAGCAAAGAAAAAATATTAGACACGAACGGTATGAATACTTTTCAGGTAAAGCAGACCCTGATGTATACATAGAAAATCCTTTTCCTAAAAAAATTCGTGATAAGGAAACGATGCAAAAATATCTTGATGCTGATGAAAAACTTTCTACTGTTTGTTTAAAGATTGATTACTATGAAACGATGCTTGTTTATATTGAAAGCATTCTCAAGCAGATAGGCAATAGAACATATCAGATTAAAAACTCTATTGAGTTTATGAGATTCCAATCGGGTTTAGGTTAATGGAAGACGAATACTGGTCAATAGAATTAAATATAAAAGGTATTCGAGTAATTCATGCTGGATTATCTCAAGCAGTAGAAAAATGGTCGGGTGGTCCTGCAGAAGAACAGGAAGACTTGATTGCAATGAGAGATAATTTCTATAAACTTATTTTAGAATATCAATTTGACAATATGTAATAAATATATGTAGATGAATGGATCTATGTGATTGATACAACAGCAAACCTTGTTATATCAAAATCTAACGAAGTATTTTTAAAAATTAATACTGAACCTCATATCGAATATGAACTTAGAGACCACTTTAAGTTTGAAGTTCCGAATGCAAAATTTATGCCACAATATCGTGGTAGAAACTGGAACGGTGAGATACACCTCTTTGATATGCGTTCCAAACAAATCTATGTTGGATTATTAGATAAGATTGTTAATTTCTGTGAGCAATACGGATATACCTATAAGTTTGAAGATAATAAGTTCTATGGAACACCATATGAAGAGAACGAACATATCTCTGAGGAAGGTGTCAAAGATTACATGCATTCCATTTGTAGTCATACTCCCAGGAAATACCAGATTGAGGGAGTATATGGTGCCCTAAAGCATAATAGAAAGTTATTGATAAGCCCCACTGCGAGTGGCAAATCACTGATGATTTATTCGCTTGTACGATACTATGTGGATAAAGGTGAAAAAATTCTTCTAGTTGTTCCGACGACATCTCTTGTAGAACAGATGTATAAGGATTTTCTTGATTATGGTTGGGACGCTGATTCATATTGTCATCGTATCTATTCTGGTAGAGAAAAAAGTAATGATGCACCAGTTACTATTACTACTTGGCAATCTGTATATAAACTAGAACGTTCTTTCTTTGAAGACTACGGTGTTATTATAGGTGATGAAGCACATTTATTCAAGTCCAAGTCATTGATTAATATCATGACGAAACTTCATCATGCAAAGTATAGATTTGGATTTACTGGAACATTAGACGGCACACAGACGCATAAGTGGGTCTTAGAGGGATTGTTTGGTCCATCATATAAGGTAACTAAAACTGATGAATTGATGAGGCAAGGACATCTTTCTCAACTTGATATTCAGTGTTTAGTTCTTAAACATCCTCCACAAACATTTGATACTTATGAGGATGAGATACAGTATTTAATCTCTCACGAACAACGTAATAAATTTATCCAAAATCTTGCATTAGATCTTAAAGGGAACACTCTTATTCTTTTCGCAAGAGTCGAAGCACACGGACAGGTTCTCTATGAGCAAATAAATAATAACAAGCAAGATGACCGTAAAGTATTTTTTATCCATGGTGGTGTTGATACTGAAGAACGAGAATTAGTGAGAGAGATTACAGAAAGAGAAGACAACGCAATTATTGTTGCCTCTTACGGAACTTTTTCTACTGGTATTAATATTAAAAAACTTCATAATGTTATCTTTGCTTCACCTAGTAAATCAAGAGTTAGAAATCTCCAATCAATTGGAAGAGTTCTTAGAAAAGGAAAAGATAAAACTAAAGCAGTTCTCTACGACATCTCTGATGATTGTTCAACAAAATCAAGAAGAAACTATACCCTAAATCATTTTATAGAAAGAATTAAAATTTATAACGAAGAGAACTTTAACTACGAAATAATCACAATTCAGTTAAAGAAATGATGGAAGAAGACTTTTATGCAACACTTAAACTTAAAACTGGTGAAGAAATCTTTGCCAAAGTAGCAGCGTCAGAAGAGAATGAAAAAACTATGTTAATTCTTTCCAATCCAGTTATGATTGGTGAAATTAAAAGTAAAAGTAATGTAGTTGGATATAAAGTGGAACCTTGGATAAAGACCTCTACAGAGGATATGTTTATTATTAATATTAATGATGTATTAACGATGACTGAATCATCTGATATAGAAATGATTATGATGCATCAATCTTTTGTAAGAAGTGTTGATAAAGAATCATCTAATTCATATCAAATTGATCGTAAGATGGGTTACATAGGTAATGTTAATGATACTAAAGAGATTCTAGAGAAACTCTATAAAAATAGCTAAGCCATTCCTATCAACCTCCACAAAGGTATTCTACCTGGTTTTTAGAACTTGTCAAGTATTAGTACAAATGGTATAATCTATACATATTATGAGATACCTTTATGATATCAACTACGATTATGGCCAAAAGAAAAAGGTCAGAGCACTACGTCAATAATAAAGAGTTTCTCGCAGCACTGATTGAATACCGCAGTAATGTCGAGATATCATTTATTAAGAAGTACGGCCGTGAACCTACTAAACAAGACAGAGCAACAAGATGGGACACAAAACCACCTATTCCAAGATACATTGGTGAGTGTTTTTTAAAGATTGCAAATCATCTATCCTTCAAACCAAACTTTGTAAACTATATGTTTAAGGAGGATATGATTTCTGATGGTATTGAAAACTGCGTTCAATACATTCATAATTTCAATCCAGAGAAATCTCAAAATCCTTTTGCTTACTTTACACAAATTATTCACTATGCGTTTCTCCGTAGAATTCAAAGAGAGAAACGCCAATTAGACATCAAGAACAAAATCCTTGAGAAAACTGGATTTTCTGAAGTATTTGAAGACAACTCTATTGACGGATCAAATTATTCGGACTATAATTCCATCAAGGATGCTGTTTATACAAAACTTCGGTATTGAATGAAAGTTGCTATTATTACTGACCAGCATTTTGGTGCTAGAAAGAATTCCAAACTCTTTCATGATTATTTCCTAAAGTTCTACAATGACGTGTTTTTCCCGACGCTGGAACAGTACGGGATTACCACCATTGTAGATATGGGAGATACTTTTGATAGTCGTAAAGGAATTGATTTTTCAGCACTATCATGGGCGAAGAATAATTACTACGATAGACTGCAAGATATGGGTGTAAAAGTCCATACAATTGTAGGTAATCATACAGCATACTATAAAAATACTAATGATGTTAATGCAGTTGATTTGCTTCTTCGTGAGTATGATAATGTAACAGTATATTCAGAACCGACTGAGGTTAAACTGGATAAACTGAAAGTCCTTTTTATACCTTGGATTAATCAAGAAAATGAGAAAGAAACTTACCAACTTATTGAAAATACAATTTGCTCGTGCGCGATGGGGCACCTTGAACTCCAAGGATTTAGAGTTAATAAGCAAATCGTCATGGAACATGGTCATGACTGCGAGTTATATTCAAAGTTCACCAAGGTCTTCAGCGGTCACTATCACACTCGATCGGATAATGGACGGGTCTACTACTTGGGAAACCCATACGAAATGTTCTGGTCAGATGTCGGTGATCGGAGAGGATTCACCATCTTTGATACAGAGACTCTGGAACATACTCCAGTAGATAATCCTTACAGATTGTTTTATAACATCTATTATGAAGATACTAACTATCAAACATTTGATGCAAGAGAATATGAGAACAAAATCGTAAAGGTTATTGTTCGCAAAAAATCTAATACCAAAAAGTTTGAAAAGTTTATTGATAAACTATATGCATCTGGTGTTGCCGAACTCAAAGTTCTTGAAAACTTTGTTATAGAGAAAACCGAAGACTTTGAAGTATTTGAATCAGAAGACACCCTTTCTATCCTGAATAGATATATTGAGGAGGCAGAAATAAATCTTGATAAATCTACAATTCAAAAATTGATGCAAGAGATATATCAGGAAGCATGTGAAATGGTTTAATGCATATTCTAACAATTAGCGGCAGAGAAAGCGAAGGTGCATATTCCGTACCTGACGATAGTGGACAAGAAATATTGTACATCTTTGAAAAAGAAGATGATGCAATACGTTATGCTATGATGTTAGAAGAAGAAGGAGCTCCTGAGATGCATGTGATAGAAATAGATGATGAGATAATGATAAAGACCTGTGAAATGCACGGGTATCAATATACTCTTATCACCCCTAATGATTTTGTAATTCCTCCACCATTTGAAAATGATCTTGTTTAAAACGATTAAATGGAAAAACTTTCTTTCAACAGGTAATCAATATACTGAAGTTGATTTTACTGAGAACAAAACAAATTTAATTATTGGTACAAATGGTGCAGGTAAAAGTACAGTTCTTGATGCACTAACATTTTCTTTGTTTGGAAAACCATTCCGTAAAATTAATAAACCTCAACTTCTTAATTCTGTGAATGAAAAGGATTGTAAAGTTGAGGTTGAATTTTCTGTTGGTAATGTTAATTGGAAAGTAATTAGGGGCATCAAACCAAATGTATTTGAAATATCAAGAGATGGTGTTGCTCTAGATCAATCATCAGCAGCACTAGACCAACAAAAATGGTTAGAGCAAAATGTTCTTAAGATGAACTATAAGTCTTTCACTCAAATTGTAATTTTGGGTAGTAGCACTTTTGTTCCTTTTATGCAACTGACTGCAGCTAATCGTAGAGAAGTTATTGAAGACCTTCTTGATATTCGTATCTTCTCTTCTATGAATTCCATTATCAAAGATAAGATACGTCAAGAAAAAGAAAGTATCAAAGTTCTTGAACTTAAGAAAGAATCGCTACTTGATAAAGTTGAAATGCAAAAGAACTTTATTGAGGAGTTGGAAAATCGTGGTAAAGAAAATATCAAAGAAAAGGAGGATAAGATTCAAGGTCTTTTGAATGAAGAGAATGACCTTGTGAATGCATGTGATGGTATGAATACTGAACTGCAGACTC